GGCGGAAACGTCATCAATGCCATCAGGGGCGATCCGAATTACGCCGACGAGGTTGTGCGCCAGCACGTAGCGGACATTCTCGCGGACCACGCGAATGTGCGCCCCGACGCCAGCGGTACGGCCGACACGTCGGACCTGGTGTCGATGCTGCTCGACCCGGCACGACGGGAGATTGAAACCGTGATCCCCGGCTTCCGGCCGTCGTCTGCGGACGTGACGGCTAACCCCGGTCTGGCGTCGCTGGAGTACAGCCGCCAGTCGGGGCAGGGGGCGGGGCCGTTCAATGCCCGCCGCACGTCCAACAACGCCGCCGTCGAAAGCGTGATGCGCGGCTACGAACCGGTCGAAACGCCGGGCGTGTTCCGTGAAGCCCTGCAAGACGAGGCAGACCGCAGGCTGTCCGACGCGGCGGTTGCCGAAATGAACGCGCGCGAGGTGTTCGATACGTTGCTGGGTGATCTGACGCCGCAGACGTCTCGTTCGGGGCGCGGCGCGCTCGTGCGCGAAGACTTGGAAAACCTTCTTGCGGCAGAACGTGACAAGGTGAACCGTGCCTACTCCGAGTTCGACGTGGCGGCCCGCCCGGTCGACGCGGAGGAACTGCAAGGCGCGATAGCCTCTGCGCGCGAGGCGCTGACCACGGCAGAGCGTTCGTGGATACCAGAAGGGACGCTGGACCGGATCGAAGCCCTCGGCAAATCGGCGGATCCTGAAGTGCCGCCAGAGCCTGTACGCATGCGCGAAGTCACTTCGCTGCTTTCCATGCTCGGCCAGCAGAAGCGCGCGGCTCTTGCTCGCCCGGAAAACGGCGGCGACTACGCGGCAAGCGCAATAGACAACGTGATGAATGCGATGCAGCGTTTCATCGACGCCCGCATCACGCCCGATGAGAAGCAGGCGTGGGAAGCTGCGAAACGCGCAAATTTCGAGAAGATGGAGAAATTCAGGCGGCCAGGCAGCCCGGTTGCCGAAGTGCTACGCGAAGGCGTCGGTGGGCGTTACAGCGTGCCGGACGAGAACGTCGCGTCCAGGTTCGCCAACCGCGAAACAGCGCTTGATGAGCTGTTCAAGCTGTCGAACAGCCCGGAGACGCGCGGAGCCATCCGCGACGAGATACTGTCGCGCTCACGCGGCAGCGACGCTCGCAGCCTGGAAAAGCTGCGCGAGCAGTACGCGGCGCAGATCAGTCGCTTCCCCGGCCTTGATGACGAACTCAAGAAGGCCGCTGACGCAGGCCGCACGGCGGAAGGTTTCGGCGCCGCGCGCACCGAACTGGAGCGGGATCTCGGCGCGCCGGGTCGCCCCGGCCGCAGCGTTGTCGGAAAGTACCTGCAATACGGCGGCGAGAACGCGGAGCGCGCCATTTCAGCGGTGCTCGCGTCCAAGGATCCGGCCGCTGCCGCTGACGAACTGGTGCAGTTCGCCGGCAACAACCCGCGGGCGCTGGAAGGCGCGCGGGCGGCGTTCTGGCAGAAGCTGAAGAAAGAGACACGCTCGGCGGAAAAGAGCGCGGACGGCGCGCAGATGTGGCGCGGCGACTGGCTGAACGAGTTCCTGACGGAACCGCGCACGGCGGCCGTGGCCGAACGTCTGTATTCCGACAAGCCGGAACACCTAGACGCGCTGCGCGCGATCGGCGCTGCGCTACAGAACACCGATCTGCGCACACGCGCCCGTGCGCCAAGCACGTCCGGCACCGCGCAGTCGGTCAACAACGTGCTCACGCCGGAAACGCTGCAGTCCCGCGTCTACGCTTACGCGCGCGGCCAGATCAGCGGCACGTTCCTCGCTTCGTCCATCGCCGCCGTGGCAGCCCGCCGCGCGGTGCGCGGCGCCCGCGCGGACGCCATAAACCGCATGCTGGACGAAGCACTGCTCGACCCGAACGCGGCAGCGTTCTTGCTGGAGCAGTACAATCCTGCCAACCGAGCCGCGCTGGCGAAGAAGGCAAAGGTGTGGCTCGGCAACCAGGCCAACGCCTTCATGGAGGTGCTGGCCGAAGATGATGAACCGGAGGATCCCGTGAAGGAGTGGGCCGGTGGCGGGCGCTGACGACAAACTGGTCAACGACTACCTGCGCAAGCACGTCGCGGACCCGTGGAAGCGCGGCAACGTGCTGCCGATCGCGCGCAACATGCAAACCGGAGAACTGGCGCCGGCCGTGCCGGAAGGCGTGCGCTCGCTGGTCAACGCCGTGCCGGAAGGCGTGCGCTCGCTGGTCAACTCGGTCCTAGGATTCATCACGACCGACCCGCGCGACCCCGCATCCGGCCGGATCTCCGACGAGGCCGTCGCCGGCAGCACGGACTTCGTGTCCATGCTCGCAGGTGGCGGAGTGACAGCCGGGCTTCGGCACGGCGTCAAGGCCGCGCTGGATCCGACAGTCGCCAGCGTGTTCGTGAAGCCTGCGCCGGCCGCGATAGACGCGGCGGAAGCCGCTGTGTCGAAGGGCGCGACGAGGCGACAGCTTTGGGACGACCTCGGCGTGTTCAAAGGTCGTGACGGGAACTGGCGCCGGGAGATCGACGACAGCCCTGCGGCCATAACGGATTACTGGGCGCACCGACCGGATGGCAGCTTTGGAAACGACGCCAATATACGCAACATGATCGGCCGGTACGAGGCGACAGAGGCGCCCGAACTGGAAGGGTTCTACGCGAAAGTGCGACAAGATCCGCGCGCACACGGCACGTTTGTTGAACACCCGCTTCTGCCGCAGCACAGCACGCTCAACGCAGCGGGACCAAGCCCCGCCGACGCGCTGAGCGTCTTGCTCCACGAGTTCCAGCACGGAGCGCAACGTGCATACGGCTTCAAAAAAGGCTGGAACCCACTGAGACACGGAGACACACCCGAAGTGCGCGGGGTGATCGACGACGTGGAGAAGGCGCGGCTCAGTACGCTGGCCGAGACGGGGAGGTTCAGGAACTCGGCGTCAACTACGCCGGATGATATCGACCTGGCGCTTATGATGTCTCGCCCGCAGCTTGCGCAGCAGAAGCGCGCTACAGACCTTATGGACGGCGTTCTAGACGGTGACGGCATACCTCGCCCCGAATGGGTGCGCTACCTTTTCGACGCCGGCGAGACAGAAGCCCGCAACGTACAGACGCGCCATCGGCTCGCGACGCAGAACGGCGTCGACCTGCGCACGCTGCCGCCCTGGCACACGCAGGACGTACCGTACACCTGGCAATTCCTGCGCTAGTGCGCAAAATAGTGCGCAAGCCGTTGTCGAAGGGTCTGCGAATGACCCGACACAGCGCCGCGAAAGCCTTCTGAAACAGCGCCTTGGCGACGGCATGCCCCAGATTTCGTCCGACAGCGGCCAGTCCCCGCAGGACAGCAAAACGGGCCGATAAACGGCCCGTCCAACAAGTTTTCTGTTGATTTTCAAGCCTCGATCGGGTCGCTGTTGGTCGTTTCGGGCCACATCCGACGCGCAATCTGCGCACGAATTAGCGCCCGGCCAGCGCCTCGACAGCGTCGCGCAGATGCTCCGGAGCGTGGCGCGCGTATCGCTTCTCGACCGTCTGCACACTGTCGCCAAGCACCTTGGCAACGGCCCACAACGGCACGCCACTGGCTGCCATGTGCGTCGCCGCGGAGCGACGGTATATGTGAGGGCCGATCTGCGCGTCACCCAGGCCCGCGTACTTCGCAATCCGCTTCAGATTGTCGTAAATGCCGCCCGGCGAATCGCAGACATACTCGTTGACCCGCTCGTCGAACCATTCAGGCATGATGTTCGCCAGCGGCCCCGCCATCGGTACGACGGCCCGGCGCTTGTTCGTGGACCGCTTGCCTGGCTCGCGGAAGTCGATCGTGCGATTGGCGAAGTCAACGCGGTCCCATGTCAGGCCGAGAATCGCGCTCTTGCGCGCTCCTGTGTACCGGGCGATCAGCATGAACCGCTCGGCGCGCGACCAGCGGTGGCCGACGCGCAGATCCTGCGCGGCCAGTTCAAGCCGGTCCATTTCCTCGAATGTCAGCCACGTCTCCTTGACCGGGCTTCCTTCCGGCAATTCGAACGCCGGCACCTCGGACGGCTCGATGATGCGGTTGCGCGGTTTCGCGCACCAGCGCAGACATGCGCGCAACGCGCCAAGTTCCCTGCGGATCGTGGCGGGCTTTGCGGCCTTGCCGCGCTGCGCCACGTAGCGGTCGACGGCAACCTGGTCGATCTGCGCCGGCAGGAGATGGCCGAAAACCGGTTCGAGATTCCGCCAGGAGCACTGCAGCGTCGAGGGTGATTCGGTGCGCGAGGCGTGGCGCGTCCAGTACAGCGACCACAGGTTCGAAATGGTGGCGGGCGGCGCCGAGACGTGGCGCGGGCCATCCAGTCTCAGCCACTCGGCGTACCGCGACTTCGCGACACCAGCGTCCGCTGTGCCCATGCTCTTGCGGAAGCTGCGTCCTCCTTCGGACCAGAATGCGTACCAGCGCCCGTTCGACGCCTTTCTGAGCTGCATTGCGCCTGCCATTTCCTTCCCTCCATGTATGCAATCAGGTCGTCGAACGCGATCAGCACGGGGCGACCCGCGAAGTACGGCAAGCGGCCGGTTGCCCGCAGCCGCTTGACCGTCGACTCCGACACTCTAAGCAGCGTCGCCGCTTCGCGTTGCGTCAGCCACGTCTTCGTCATTGTTCAGCAACTCCGCGATCGAGAGCGCCGTGCGCGTCGTCACCAGACGGTTGACCCGCAGCCAGGCGATCTTCGGGTTCTGGCTGGACACCTTGATGTCGATCACCGGGCTGTCCATCTGGATCGCCATTTCCGCGTAATTCGGCAGCAACTGCTCCGGGTCGACATCAAGCGCCTCGGCCAGCTTCTGCAGATTGTGCGGTTGCGGAAAAGTACGGCCACGCACGTACAGCGAAATGGAATCGCGCGGCATGTCGGCCTGCCTGGCCAGTTCCGATTGAGTCCACCCCTTCTTCAGCATCAGGTTATACACACGTTGGCCGAACTGTTCCTTTGTAAGTTGCTTCGGGGCGTCTTTGCCATCACTCACTACCGGCAAGTGAGGCCGGTTCTTTCCAGACATTGTAGTCACTCCCTCCATTGCACCGATCTTTTTGTGGTGCGAAACGAATATGTGGTCCGTAAGACATTTTGTCAAGATTTTTGTTGACCGGTACAAAATGTCGTTTATGTTGGACAAAACCGTCGCACGAAAAGACAGGAAAGGTTCGCTGTGCATCTCGACCAATCGGTCTTCCTCAAGAAGAATTTCGGCACCCCGGAGCAGCTCGTCGCCACGATTGCTGGCGCCGGCGTCCGGCCGCCCACGATCCACGCCGCGCGCAAATGGTTTCAGCGCGGCGCTATCCCCACATCCTACGGCTACACGATACTCGCAGTGATGGAGGGTCAGACCGGCGTGCCGGTGTCGATCCTGCCTTACATGAAGAAGGGGGAGGCGCAATGACTGTAGAGATCATGGAGAGACAGTTCCGACACCGCTGCGTGATGCTGCAGGTTCTGAACGGCCACGTCGACCACCGCGCAGTGTTTATGGTGTCGCGTTACGAAGCCGCTGACGAACTCGACGCGCTACGCCAGGTGACGGAGTGGCCGCGCCTGAAGGCGTCTCTGGCGCAGTTCGCGCCCAAATCGCCCATCGAAGCCGTGAAGGGTGAGTGACATGATTTCGTTTACCGTGCCTGGAAAGCCGATGGGCAAGGAGCGCGTGCGGATCACGAAGACCGGCCACGCTTACACGCCGCAACGCACCGTCAACTACGAGTCGCTGGTGGCGCTGGCCGCGCAGGAAGCAATGCGCGGCAAGGACATCGTCACCGGCCCGGTGAAGCTGGCGCTGGTGGCGGCGGTTCCGGTCGCGAAGTCGTGGCCGAAGAAACGCCGCGAGGCCGCGCTTGAGGGCCGAGAAATGCCGACCGGCAAGCCGGACATCGACAACATGGTCAAGGCAATCGCTGACGGCATGAACGGTGTGGTGTGGGTGGACGACGCGCAGATCGTCACGCTCGCCGTTCAGAAGGTCTACAGCGAGACGCCCGGCGTGGCAGTGTTCGTGGAGGCCGCATGACGATCTTCTCGGACCCGGACTTGGACAACATTCTCGCGGATGCGATCAAACGGAAGGCGCTGATGGACAAGGCACGGATTCTCGACAAGGCGAAGGAAACGATCGCCGAGCGTGGCAAGCCTTACGGTGGCGTCGAAGACAATTTCGGCCGCATTGCGCGGCTGTGGAATGTCTATCTGGCCAACGAGTACGGCACGGACCACGGTTGCGAGATCACACCGGAAAACGTCGCGTCGATGATGGCGCTGCTGAAGCTGGCGCGACTGGCGAACCAGAAGAGCCACGAGGATTCGTGGGTCGACGCGGCGGCGTATGTGGCGATCGCCGGCGAACTGGCGCATCGTGGCGATGCTGGCGAGGCACAATGGGTAGCCGAGCGCGAGAACGAAGGCGGTGTCGACGAAGTCACCGACGCAGAGATCCAGAATTTCATAACGAGCGACATGCACCGCGTTAACATGCAGCTTGTGAGACAAGCTGCCGCAGGAAAAATGGCCAAACTCAGCCGCGCGTTCGAATACACGCGCGCGCCTTACCCGCGCGGAACTGTGCAGATGAAGTTTAATTTTTGGCACGAAGTTTGCAATGGCACGGCGCCCGCCAGCGCAGTGGCCGAGGCACTCAAGTTCCTGCGCCGTGTTGTGGAGGTGGCCGACAGGATCGGTGCTTGAAATCGCGTACCGCACATTTCCCGATTGACCTTTAGGCTTCAAGACCGATGCGGAAATACACACCCCTTCACACGCAGGTATCCGGCGCCGCATGGCTGGCCGAGCGCAAGAACGCGCTACTTGCCGACGAGCCGCGCGTCGGCAAGACCGGGACGGCCATCATGGCCGCTGACGCGATCGACGCGAAGCGCGTACTGGTAGTGACGACCGCGTCTGGTCGCGCCGTCTGGCAGCAGGCGTGGGTCGACTGGTCGGATCGCGAGCGCAGCGTGACGCTGCTGACGAACAAGCGTGTGCAGTCGCCAGGCGACGTGCTCGTCATATCGTGGAGCGCGGTCATCCAGAACGACACGCTGAACTGGCTGCTGCGCCAGACCTTCGACCTGATGATCCTGGACGAAAGCCATTACGCCCGCTCGGTGCAGGCCAAGCGCGCGCGAGCGGTGTTCGGCCAGATCATGCGCGAGGGCGAGATGCTGGCGGTCGGTGCGGCGCTGTGCTCGCGGGCAGAGCGCATCTGGTGCCTGACCGGCACGCCGACACCGAACACCCCGCTCGACCTGTACCCGATGCTGCGCTGCCTGTTTCCAGAGGCGCTGCAGGCGTCCGGCGAATTGCCGGACGTGCAGCGACTGCCGGACTACATATCGCGCTACGTCAAGACGCGGCCGTTCAAGCCGAACGCATGGTCGACTATCCAGTTGCCGATCGGCGGCAAGAACGCGACCGAATTGCGACAGCGCCTCGACGGCCTGTTTCTGCGTCGCACGCAGCAGGACGTAGGTATCCAGCCGCCGCGGTACGAGACGCTGCCTGTGATGGTAACACAAACGGAACTGAACAAGATCGACATCGAGCCGCACCTGGCGCGCGAAATCCTCAAGGCTGCGGAGGAAGGCGACGGACGCCGCGTCGAGGCGCATCTCGGCCCGGTTCGCCGCATGACTGGCGTTCTGAAAGCGCCGAAGGTGGCCGAAGCCGTGGTCGAGGCGCTGGACAGCGGACTGAAGCGAATTGTGCTGGCGTACTGGCATCGCGACGTGGGTGACGCGCTGGTGGAGCACATCGGCACCAGGGCGCGTGATCGGCGGCGCATTGACCTGGATCAACAGATTGGCGTTGCCCGCGTCGACGGCTCGACCACGCCGCGCGATCGCGCGATGGCCGTGGAAGCGTTCAATTTGGATGGCGGGCCGCGAGTGTTCCTCGCACAGATCAAGGCGGCAGGAGAGGCGATCGACCTGAGCGCAGCAGATACGCTGTGGTTTGTCGAGTCCTCGTTCACGCCGGCAGACATGCGACAGATGGCGCTGCGCGTCACCAATTCGCAGCGCAAGCGGAACTGTTTCGTCAAGGTCGTGATGTTGCCCGGCAGCATCGACGAGGCCGTCTCGGCGGTCGTACTGCGTAAAATGGAAGCACTCAGAGAGGTGATGAAATGAAGATGAATCTGCACATCGAGATCGACGGCGAACTGGCCGAGGACGACAAGCGCCGCCTTGCGTCGACGGCAGGGTTGCTGCTGGCGCTGTCGGGCGTCCAGGCGCAGCGTGCTGCCGCACCTGCGGCCCCGGCAGAGGCTGCAGCACCCGCGCCGGTATCGGTGCCCGTCGAGCCGGACGAACCGGCCGAGAAGCCGAAGCGCGGTCGC